AATTGAGTTAGGTCCACCTTCCTTCCCACCTGGAACTGTTATGACTCGTGCTGACTCATACCAAGTGTTCTGGCCAGTTATATGGTCGACAGCAATTGTAGGGCCGGTTTTTGAGGAGTTGATCAAATTTTTCGCTCCCAAAACCGGATTTGCCCTTTTTGTTATAGGGGAACCTCTTATCAAGTTGTTGAAAGGGGTAACTTTAAGAGAAAACCAAAACGCTTGCGTGTTAGCAATCATTTTTCATGGGCTAACATGGTTAAATGCTAGAAGAGGCACTTTACCATCATTATTCTCCAACATCATCGTCCATTCTATTGTGAATTTCCTAGCAATATGCGCGACTTATCAGAATTCACTGGTAATGTGCATGGACAGACGAGCCTTATTGCTCGGGTTCTTGTTGAAGATGATTATGAGGTATTTATGCCGCTCTAACATTTCAATGTCATTCTTAGACTCCCTGTTTGGGAAGAAAATGCGCGTTGTTAGAACTCACCCTATTCCACCACCAATTGTTAAATCCTGTTTTTGGAAGGAAGATGGCCCAACACATCATACTGCATTAATCTCTCAAGCAACACCTGATCAGGTGTGTAAGCCAATGTTAGGAGCATGGCCTTACGGTATCACAATGCATGAATTTCATCCTTTCATGTGTCGTGGTTGTCAATGTAATGAACGTCGCTCCGTCGTCTCACGCCAATGCCTTAAGAGACCGGAACCTGCTACAGTTGTAATGGATGCATATTATGTCTATAGTTTATCTAGACATCCATCCTATTACGGACCAATCAAGACCATTCCACCATTGAGCTTCAATCAATGGAAAAGTCGTTTTCCTCTAGGTCGTCAACAATTGTTGAATGAAGCTAAAGAATCACTTATATACGAGCCATTAAATCGTAAGGACTATACATACGATTGTTTTGTGAAACAGGAATTGCAAGTCGATCCCAATTTCATCGAACCTGTCTCCGCCGTCACTATGACTCTATCTACAGAATTACTGAGTGAATTACCTATCAGTAATGGTGCTATCATCGATGCAGATCCGAGAAATATTAGTGGACCATCCATTAGATATAAGTGTGTAGTTAGCCCCACAATCGCAGCCCTAGAACATCACATAGCCACGTACACTAAAAAGAATAAAGTGAACGGGTACCCTTGTCCTTTTACTTTAACGAAAGGTTTCAATCCAACGCAACTTGGGAATTGGTTCGCTTCTCTCGCTAACCAGTTCAACACTCCATATTCAGTTACTGATGATGGGTCAAGATGGGACGCCACCATGAATTATGACCTATTACAATCAGAATTGGAAGTGTATGAGTATTTCGGAGCTCGACGAAAAATACTCAACCATATGCGCAAAACCGCCTATCGGACTAAAGGTATCACTAAAAACGGAATCAAGTTCTCAATTGAAGCCACCAGGAAATCAGGTGATCCAAATACTTCATTGGGAAATTGCATAATTGATGGACAGATCCACACTTTCGTTTATTCTCTTATGTACTCTCTAGCAGGCATAACTCCAATCATGGAATGTTATGATGAGCCTGTCCTATGTGAATTTGAGATTGATAATTTTTCAATCTACCATCAATTACCAATGCACCAGTATAAATTTTTCATGGGCGTTGATGGAGACGACAATATCACCTTGGTTGAAGGTGATGAATGGCAACAAGTCAACCAATTTATGCTTACTACCTATAAAGTACCAGCTATTCGTTTTGCTGAAATAATGTTAACAGCTCTAGGAATTCAGCCAAAACTCCAAGTGTTTGAGGAGTTTGAACATGCTGATTACCTCAGTGGTTATTTCTATCCCATTGGCTTTAATAGATATATCCATGGTCCCAAGATCTACCGCCCTTTAATTAAGTCGGGATGGTCAGTTCACCAATATAATAGTACAGGGATCAAGGATTGGGTCTATACCAATTCCATTTCCTCTAAGATAGATTGGCAACATATACCTATCCTTAGAGAATTGGCCAAAGCGAACCAGCGTATTGCTTATGGAGGCAGATATGACTTAAATAAATTAAGTACCAGATACAAGAAACACGTCACCATCCCAGAACATCCAAGTTTGGAGACGTACATTTTTGTATCTGAGGTCACAGGAATTCCAATGGAGTGCATCCACGAGATTGAAACTGATTTGTCAACTATAAATCATACCTGTGCATATTCGCATCCAGCTCTCGACGACTACTTCAAGAGAGTCTTAAGTAAACGGTATGTAGG